TCTGAAGAATCCCGAAACCAGAAAACTCAAGAGTTTCTCTCTCGCCACCCTGAAGCTGTCGATGGGATATACACTCCGGCAGGTAAATCATGGGGAACGGCTGATGACCTCAAGGCCGTTCGCTGGATTTATGACAAGCTTCTCACCGTTAATGCGTCGCTATCTGAGCCAAACTGGGCTGAATGGGCAAACACCATCAGGCTAATGCGTGTCCAGGACAATCGTACTCACTACGAAATCTGTGACCTGTTCCAGTGGGCCAACCGGGACGAGTTCTGGAAAGACAACATCCTGAGCCCTTCGAGTCTGCGCAAGCAGTGGGATCAGCTCACCACCAAACGACTGCGCACAACCGGAGCGGCAAAACCATCCCCGGGAAGTATCGACCTGCATAACACCGACTGGATTTACGGGGTGCTGGAATGAAAAACCTTGCCGAGGGTATTCGCAATTTTGACCGAGAACAGGCACGCCGTGCGGCGCATAACTTGCCTGAGCAGTACACCGAGCGCGAACAAACGCAGCAGGTGGCGCAGATTATCAACGGGCTGTTCGTACAGCTGGCGGCCGCGTTCCCGGCAAGCCTGGTTAATCGCAGCCAGGGAGACTTGAACGAAATTCGCCGCCAGTGGGTGCTGGCGTTCAAAGAAAATGGGATCACCACACTGGAGCAGGTTGAGGCCGGTATGCGCATGGTACGCCGTCAGGAGCGTCCGTTCCTGCCTTCGCCTGGCCAATTCATCAAGTGGTGCAGGGAAGGGCGCTGCGTGCTGGGGATCACCACCGCTGACGTGATGGCTGAATACTGGAAGTGGCGCAAGCTGGTGTTCCGGTACCCGAGCAGCGAGCAGTATCCTTGGACGAAGCCGGTTTATTATCACATCTGTCTCGAGTTGCGCCGCCGCGGAACCGATGGCCAGCTAAGTCAGAAAGAGCTCGAGTATGAGGCCGGTGATATTCTGGATAAGTGGGAAAAGCGGGTGCTGATCGGGAAGCCGATTCCGCCAGTTCGTCGGGCGCTAGGTGCGCCAGTTGCTCCGAAGGGGCCGACACCAGCGGAGTTGCTTAAGGCGAAATATGAGAGGATGAAAGCTGGTGGGAGGGGATAGCGACGAAATGGTTTCTTAGGTGTGAGAAGCGTACATCAAAAAAGTAGTCGTTTAAGTAATAAACTATAGGAAAATGATACTGGCAAGATATACTATTACTATAGCTTAATTTTGTAAATAAATTCATCAAACAACTTAAAAGTATAGGTATAGAATATGAGTGACTCCCCGTCTGTTATCTTTACAGCATATGCAACGGGAATATTGGCCTTAATTGGATTATGCCAGATTTTTATACTAATAAGCCAACGAACTCAGCTTAGGCTTGATTGGGCAGAAACTTATAGAAAACGATGGGGAGAAATAAGAATTGATTGGGGCAAGGTTATTTATTTTGGGCATTCTTCAGGCGACTATTATCAGATTGCTACTGCAGCGGTTATTTCTGAAATAGATAAGATGAAATCCGAGAGAAAAAATACAACCCGGGAAATTTGGGCTTTAGAACCCGCTATACGTGTTTTTACTGAATTAAATGATATTTGTTTACGCATAATGCAAGGACATCTTCGCATTGGTGATACTTATCCGATTCTAGGTACTGAATTTCTTAGACAAAGTGCTGCAATGAGAAATTTACTAGATTATGAATATTCATTACGTCAAGGCAATTGGGATGATAAAGAACATATGGATGTGCAACGTTCTATTCGCATTTGGCTTGCTTGCCATGATGGAATTAGACGAAGATGCCTTATGTTAATTGATATGTTATGGGCTGAGGCAGTCAGGCTAGAAGATCTTCCGCCAGCTGATATTAGAAGTGCGGCGGATGCCAAGATACACACAGGGAAAGATAGAAAAAAAAGGCTTAAGGATGAAGTAATTAGATTGAATGGTTTTTTTTCCATAACTCGAGCATTATTATTATCTTATTTCTTGCGACATTCAGAGTATAAGGCTAATAAGTATTCAAGAGGTATTGATACTGCTAGGCTTAAAGAGCTAGACGAAAAGTGGGTCAAACGTTACCTAGAAAAATGATATCAACAATAAGCAGAAAAATATCAACAAGGAACGTATCTGATACATTACTTATTGGCCACCAGGGGCCACACCAATATGGCTATATGTTTGAGAAAAGCTAAGCTGGAACCTGACTGTACACGCCATGTTGGTTGCGCCATTATCGCCGAAAGGGTCGACACTGGCGAAGCTTTTGAAAGCAAAATACGCACCCTTAAAAGTTGGGGAATGCTATGAGTAAGCTTGATTCTTACAGAATCGAGAGACTGTGGACCTTGAACAATTTGTTTCTGTGTCAGATTGCTTCCTTTCGAGGTTGCCGTATTATAGATGACATTCTGGATCTAACTGAGAGTAGCTTTCCGCACAACATGGAATGGGATAAGGCTTATCAGAATGCAATGGAGAACAATGGCGTTTATAACTCTAGCTGCTCCTATTTTAGATGAAGATTACAGTGATAATTCTCCAATGCTGTATGTCTAGATAAACCTATGACTTTGAATAATCTACTATTATTCTAATCGATAAGAGGTTATGGTTAAATAGAACCATTGAGTATGTGATAACCAAATACTCAATGAATAATATGTGTATAAAGCAGAAAGTTGGTTAATTTGTTAGTTATATATATTCTTTCAATCTCTCCTGTCGTTCGGTTTTAATTCTTTCTAAATTTGTGGTTGCATAGCATACTCCAAATGCAATGTCTTCATTGATCTGTAGGAAATATTTAAAAACATTAGTGTTATCAATAAGGCTTGCTAACTGGATTGGGTTTTTGAATTGGTTAATTAAATCATTTGCTTGTAATTTGTCATTTTCCCACAGACGATGACTGGCTGTAGATACAGATGAGAGTTCTCCATGGTCATTAATTATTTTCGTTACACCTACTGATGGATTGTTAAGTATTTTACTTAAGGCGGAATAGTCTGTGACATACACACCATCGAATAAACCAGGAAGTGAAAACGGTAAATTATTCACAATTACAGGCACTATTTCAAAATCATCAATGTTCAACCCAAAATGTTCAAGGAAAACTTCAGGATGAGTCATTAGTCCATATTTCAATCGTTTGACTTGTATGGCTGCTTCTTTGAAGAGATCGAATTTCTTTTTGGCTTTTGCAACTGATCCGCCAGATAAATTTGTATTCTTACATTCAAATATGAAAACTTTATTGTCAAGTTGCATTACGGCATCATATTCATATTGATCCTCTCCACGTTTAAAACTGAAGTAGTGATAATTATGATTTAATCTTAAAAGCAAATCATGTATTTCTCTTTCAAATCCGATCCCTTTCTTGGATAGGTCAATTTTTAAAGAAGAGAATTGAGACAGAATGATATTGGTTAATCCAGGGCTAAAATAACCAACTGTAACAAAATAATAGCTACCATCGCTCATTTTTATTAATGGACAATCGTAAACATCTCTGCTTTCACTTGTGAAAGTAACAAAGTCTATGAATAACTTAGCTTTTTGATAAGATATGCCTACAGAAACAAAATAACCGATAAGCTCTTCCGGTTTAAAGGTTCTGGGCGTTTCAAATTTATTTGCTAAATATTCAAGCGTAGCGTAACATCTGACCCATTCACGTAGAGTTAAACCAGCTATTAAAAGGGAGTGGTCACTTAAATAAATAGTATCTAAAAGTGCAACATAGCTCGGTATTTCTGAGACGGTGATTGATCTCCCATTATTTAAGTCCGAAAGGTGTTCAATCCCACTCACTGTTTTATGGACGTTGAATTTAACCATGCCCTCATTAAAATTTTGCGACAGTTTAGCGTATAGACGCTCATTAGAAATGAAATCAAATCTTTCAAAAGGATTTATTGTTCTATCAAATTCATAAAATTCCTTTATTCTGGCCCCTAATATTTCTGCTGGTAAATTTGATTCATCGAAGATGGTAATTTCACCATCAAAGTGTAAACAGCTGCATACTGCTGAATCTAAGTTATTCCATAGCATGGAATAAAAGAAGATTGCTCTTGCATTAATTAAATCTTCATCGTCTACTGTTACCATCTGAGGCAGTGTAATATATTTTCCTTGTGAAAGCTTGTGCTTAAAGTTAAGCATTTTAAAGCTTAATGATATAAAATCGACGATCTTTGTAATTACATCATCAGGGGAAAATGTGATGTTTTCCGAACTTGTTATAGATGCTGTCGATAGATCAAAGAATGGGGTGCTGTTTTTAATATTTTCAAGATGATTTTTTATTTCATTTTTTAATTTTGTTGATTCATTAAAAGCTTCGTTTAATATTGCAGAGCACTGTGTGGCAACAGATTTTTTACTCAGTGGTAAATTATCCAATTCAAATTTAATAATGTCATACAATCTCTCAGCAGAAGTTGCCAGTAATAAAAGCTTATCTATTTTTTGTATTAAACCCTTATCCGAAATAGCTGCCCTTAACTCATTAAGACACACGTCTCTTTTACTTCGATTAGTTACGTTATGCGTAATTACATTGGATGGACTACTTAAGACCTTATGAAGAAAACGGAAAAGCTTATCTTCTGGGTTTTGCGATAACGCCCTAATAATTTTTTTGGGTTTAAATTTAAAGTAATCATTTTCAAGTTCAGTGTAAAAATTATCGCTGTTAGTAGACAATTTGCAATCCCTATATTTAATGGATGTGTTTTTGCAACGTAAATTTCTGTGTCGATGAGTCTATCCTATATAAAAATATAAACTTTTCAAGTTGAATCTTGGTTCAAAAAACAGTCGTTTTGGAACCTAAAGAAAAATTCATTCAATATGTAATGATTAGATGTGTGGATTTATTGAGTGCTAATGTTTTTGAGCTTTGTTGTGAATCGATACAGGTGCAGAGTTCATCAGATTATTACGTGTGCTGGGGAGAGGGTTTCGCAATTGATTACCAAAAAAGTATCTAAGAAGAAGTTAAACCCTGGTTCATGTTGCGATATTACAAGTGCTTTTTTCAAAGAGTTACATTCAGGTTGAAATCATTAATGCAAATGAGGTGAGATCATAGCGCTAGATACTAAATAATATTTGATTTACTTTTCTCTTTCAGATAAAAGGAAAAATGACCGATACATTCTTTGCCTTAAGTTCTCAAAAGAATTTCTTATATTTTTGTCCTCGCAACGGTAGGAGGTTACAGAAATAATTATCATCTTACTTTAGTTCGAAGCATGAACTCTTTCAATGGCACAACTTATACTCAACTAAAACGCACTCAAATGTGACGGTACAATATGTCATTGTGACATTGTGAGTTCTTTTTATGGAACTAAACGACGCATTTAGCGTGATATAAAAATCCGCCTAGAATTGGTATGTTTTGTCACTTTCTCATCTCCCTGCGCTCATATCAATAGATTGGGATGTGTGGCATGGCCATTCAAACACTTAAAACGTTGCAAAATCCTTTACATAAGTTTATAAATGAACTGTACATGCATACAGTAATTCTATGCGGAGGGTAGAAATGAAAATCGTGATAACCATTGATCGCATGAAGAAACTCCCTGATGGAGCTATACCTGCGTTCGAATTAGATCTGCTCAAAATGCTTAGTAAGAAGTTCGATAATTACCAGCGTACCTTTAGGCGTGCCAGTAATGATGGTTTGACTGATTTCGTAGGAGGGGCAAGAAAGAGGTTTAGCAATCGTGCAATAGACTAGGGAAAGCTCTGACGAGTTGTTTTATTAATCGTGTGAATTTCACTGGAGCAGTTTCAAAGAGTATCGCTGTTTGCGTTCCCCTGGCTGTTCCCGATTACTGTTTACCGCGTCAATAAGTCGCTCTGGGGGAAATAGTGTGTAGTGCAGATGCCTTTAATGCAGATGATCAATGGTACGACGTGGTCAGAAGGGCCGATAAAGCAGTTATTTATAGCTTCCCGGCAGAGGGGAGATATCTGGTTTATCGAGTAAATGGAATAGTTTCATTACGACCGTTACTCGAAGAGGAAGAAATCTTCACTTTCAACGGGTTTATGCAATTTGCAAAACGGCTGGGGTACCGAGTTACACCTCCGTCTGATATTATTCTTTCATAGGCCTGAACAACCTATACCTGATGCGCCACGGAGAGAACCATGGCGCTAGAATTACAACTTGTCAAACACCACTCAGGAATACTGATCCCGGCCACACCCGAGACCAGCGATATTCTGCAATCAAAAATTAAGCTCGGCGACGTTCTGGTTGCTGAGTTCAAACGGATCCGTAACCCGGCATTCCACCGGCGCTTCTTCGCGCTTCTTAATCTGGGCTTTGAATACTGGGAACCAACCGGCGGCACCATCTCAAGTAACGAGCGCAGGCTCATTACGGGTTACGCCAAATTCCTCGCATCATACGCCGGGAATGAAAGCGCGCTCATCGATGCTGCTGAGCAGTACTTGGAGCAGGTCGCCAATCGCCGCGTCACAAATGGCATCAGTCTCTGCAAATCATTCGACGCTTACCGGTCTTGGGTAATCGTCGAAGCAGGGCACTTCGACGCCATTCAACTGCCTGACGGTACACTCCGCAAACATCCTCGCAGCATATCTTTCGCCAACATGGACGAAATCGAGTTCCAGCAGCTCTACAGGGCTGCGTTCGATGTCCTATGGCGCTGGATTCTGTCGCACTCCTTCCGTAACCAAAGCGAAGTCGAGAACATCGCCGCGCAGCTGCTTGGCTTTGCGGGGTGATGGCGATGAAATTTACGTGGTTCCATCACACCCAGTGCAGCACCGAGCAAGCAGATGAACTTTTGGCGCAATACCAGCGCCGTGGTGTGCGCGTCGAACGTAGCCTCAACTCCGATTACATCACCTGGACCGTCAGCGCCCGCCTGCCGGAAAGTAATCATGCGCCGCGCGCCGATCGCCGTTGGCAGAACCGGATGTGGGGGGTGAACGTGAATACATACCAAATTACCTTACCCTGGCCGCCGAGCAACAATCGCTATTACCGGCACAACAGGGGGCGCACGCATATCAGTGCCGACGGTGTGGCCTACCGGAACACAGTGGCCATGATCATTCGCAACAGTCAGCTGAATATCCGCACGGCCGCACCGCTTAAACTCCGCATCGAATGCCACATGCCTGATCGCCGGCGCCGCGATTTGGATAATCTGCAAAAGGCCGCTTTTGACGCGCTTACCAGGGCTGGATTTTGGCTTGATGACTGCCAGGTGGTCAATTATCGCGTTGTGAAAATGCCTGTCGTTAAGGGCGGCCGTCTCGAACTGACTATTTCAGAACTGGAGGCCGCATGAAACCCGAGCTGATCGACATACTCCGTGCGCGCTGGCATCGCCTGCGCATTTTCCACTGGCCGGGTTCCGTGCTGGTGGACTACCGCATCCTTCGTAACTTTATTCGCATATACCAGATGGCAGGAGCTGCTGAATGAATCTTGAAAATACAGTGAAATACCATTTCGCAAAATCCACGCTGATCAGCGATTCTCCGCGCGCAACTGCCTCAGATTCTTTGACCGGCACGGATGTCATGGCTGCCATGGGTATGACCCAAGAACGGGCCGCATTGGGCTACAGTGCCTTCCTGGGGAAGATGGGCATCAGCAACAACGATCGGGAGAGGGCGATCGAGCTGCTGGCCGGGTATGCGCTGACAAAATGCGACAAGGTAGCAGCGCTGCGTAAGCTGGATATCGAAGTTAAACCGCTGGTGATGCGCCAGCTGGCCACCTTCGCTTTTGAGGACTATTCTCGCAGTGCCGCCAGCGTGAAGCAGTGCGAATGCTGCGCTGGGCAGTGGTTCATTGAGGCTGACGTGTTTACGATGAAATCGCACTACACCATGAAACTCCCTCAGTGGGCAAAAGACCTCAAGCAGTCTCCGAGTGATTTTGAAGTTAAACGCCAAGTGAAAGAGGGGGCGCGTGTTATCTGTTCAGCCTGCAATGGGAAAAAGGTGATTAGCTGCGCTTGCGGCGATTGCCGGGGCCGCGGTAAAGCGGTTAACAAAGCTCTCACCGATAAGCAGGGCGTGCCGGTTCTGGCCGATTGCAAACGCTGCAGTGGGCGCGGCTATGAGCGAATCCCTTCGACTGAGGCGTATGCAGCTGTTTGCCAGATAACTGATGCCATCACGCTAGATACCTGGAAGAAGTCCGTTAAGCCATTCTACGATCAGCTAATCAACAAGTTCGATGTCGAAGAGGCATGGGCAGAGGAGCAACTTAAGCAGATAACAAAATAGGGCGTTATTTTATCGTGAGCTATTTACTTTTCCCGAATCTGTGGTAATTTTGTTCTAACGATGGGTTATTGCCTTCGTTTAAAGCCCTGCGGTTAACCCCGTGGGGCTTTTTTGTTCTGTTTAGTCAGTGAGACGGACCCACCCGACTTGATCAAGTATTTCTAATGCTTGGCTCTCTTGATTCTCTCTTCTAAAGCAGATTACATTTTTCGTAGGCATTAAATCTGATGCAACTTTAGTAGAAGATGATGGCATCGTTACTTTTCTTATTACTTCTTTTCCAATATACAGATTATGCGGAGCGCGGCAGCTTCGAGAGAGACTTAAAGATTGAGTTAGTGAGCATTTTTTTGCTTCAGTTTCGGACAATTCACTGACATAGATTAGTTCATCAATGTCAGGCTCTAGAAAAATATCCTCAACCTCAATTTCATAAACAACAAAAAAGTCTGCCTTTTTGAACATGGCCTCTTTGTTTGCCATGTAGGCAGCATAACCGGGGTGATTTGTGAGGTAGATATAGCCATCAGTAGTGGCTAACGCACTGTCTTCACCATAAGTTCTGTCAATATTTTTCGGTATATATCCGCATGATTCAATAAGTTCTGCTGCATGAGATGATGTTCCGTGAAAGAGCTTCATTACCTCTCCATATAGTTCCAAGTTTCCGATGGCTGTTACTGCTTTCATTATTATGCCAGCGGTAAAGAATGACATTTCTAACCTTTCTATCAAACTTTTGACACCCACTAATTATGTGAGGTGAGAGCATGTATCGAATGGACAAACTAACAACAGGCATTGCCTATGGTGCATCAGCTGGAAACGCCGGATTCTGGATGTTCCAGGTGCTTGATAAGGTCAGTCCATCTCAATGGGCTGCTATAGGCGTGCTTGGGAGTCTCCTCTTCGGCCTGCTTACGTATCTGACAAACCTTTATTTCAAAATCAAAGAAGATCGGCGTAAAGCCGCCAGGGGCGATTAATGGGAAACAGAGCAAAGCTAAGTGCTGCCGTTCTGGGACTAATTCTCGCTGGCGCACCGGCATCTGTCATCCTCGATCAGTTCTTGAATGAGAAAGAAGGTAACAGCACGACGGCGTATATAGATGGCTCCGGGATATGGACGATTTGCCGCGGCGCCACTATGTTTGGCGGCAAACCCGTTGTACAGGG